TGCTGATGCCATGAAAAAGGCTGCATTGGAGAATGAGGTAGCAATTCGTTGGGGTGCAGCATGGCATATGCCAGATATTCGTAAATGGGGCAGTTCTATGGAAGAGGCTATGAATAGTTATATTGACATACGTCGATCTGAGGGCAAACGTCCCTTTATTGATGCGCCACATTTTGAACTAAGTGGGTAAACATATGAAAAAAAGACATGAGGCAAAAACCATGAATAGTGGTGCTATCGAATCAGCCCATAGCATAGAAATAGTATGCGCCGCTTGTGGATTTGATCTTGATGAAGCTGAATTTGCTGCAGATACATGTTCTGATTGTGGAGCACCTCTTAATTTGAAGAAAAGTGTAACCATAGAAGTAACTTCAGTTCCTGCGCGTGGCGATACATTGGAGTAAATTGCTATGCCTTTGAAAAGATTAGAGTTCAAACCGGGGATAAATCGGGAAAGAACACGATATGCCAACGAGAATGGTTGGTATGAGTGCAATAAAATACGTTTTAGGCAGCTATTACCTGAAAAAATAGGCGGTTGGAGTCGTATATCCGGCAATACATTTCAGGGGATATGCAGGTCTTTGTGGGCTTGGTCAACCTTGGTTGGCAGTAAATTAACTGGTATCGGCACTCATTTAAAATTCTATCTGGAATTGGGTGGGGTATATTATGATATAACACCGATTCGTGCGACTACCACAAATGCAACTACTTTTTCTGCCACAAATGGTTCTGCAACTATAACTGCCACGGATAGTAGCCACGGAGCTTCCGTAGGAGATTTCGTTACTTTTAGTAGTGCGGTATCTTTAGGGGGAACTATAACCGCTACAATCCTCAATGCTGAACATCAGATCGTATCAGTTCCCAGTGCAAATACGTATACGTTTACGGCTTCTATCGCGGCCAATTCTTCTGATTCCGGTAACGGAGGTTCTGCTACTGATGCTGCTTATCAGCTAAGTGTCGGCCCGGAAACTGTAGTACCTTTGACTGGATGGAGTGCCGGTAACTGGGGTGAAAGTACATGGGGTAATGGTGGTACCAGCTCGGTTACTCTTCGTTTATGGAGCCAATCCAATTTTGGAGAAGATCTTGTATTTGGACCCAGAGGAGGTGCTCCGTACTACTGGGATGCTACCAACGGTGTTACAACTCGTGGAGTACTTCTTTCCAGTCTAGGTAGTGCTTCTGATGTTCCCACCAAACAAAATTTTATACTTGTATCTGATATTAATCGGTTTGTGCTTTGTTTTGGAGCAAACATCATAGGAACCAGCACTCAAGATCCTATGTTAATAAGATGGTCTGATCAGGAAAGTGCTGTTGATTGGACTCCTTCGTCCACCAATCAGGCGGGTAGTTTACGGTTATCGAGAGGCTCAGAAATAATAACCGGGAAACAATTCAGGCAGGCAATTACTGTATGGACTGATTCTTCTTTATATAATTTACAATACTTAGGGGGTCAAGCTGTGTGGGGAGCACAACTTGTAGGTGAAAATATTTCCATAGCTTCTCCTAGAGCAGTAACTTATGCAAACGGTGTGTTCTATTGGATGGGTACAGATAAATTTTATATGTATGATGGTAGGACACAGCCCCTTACCTGCGATTTACTCAGGCATGTATTTAACGATTTTAATACTATACAAGCTGGTCAGGTTTTTGCTGGTACCAATGAAGAATACCATGAAATCTGGTGGTTTTATTGTTCTGATGGTTCCACCACCGTAGATAGTTATGTCATATATAATTACCAAGATAAAATATGGTATTATGGAACTCTAGCCAGAACAGCGTGGTTGGATTCCGGTTTACGTAATTTCCCTGTTGCCGCTACGTACACCTATAATCTCGTAAATCACGAAGAAGGTATAGATGATAATGAAACTGCTACTACCGCAGCCATAAATGCGTACATAACTTCTTCTGAATTTGACTTGGATGACGGGCATAAGTTTAATTTTGTATGGCGTGTAATGCCTGATATGACATTTGAAGGTTCTACGGCTGATTCACCAAGTGCTGTTATGACGTTGTACCCACTGCAAAACTCTGGTTCCGGTTATAACGATCCCGATTCGGTAGGTGGTGATAGTTCCGGCACAATAACCAGAAGTGCAACATTACCGGTAGAAGCATACACAGGACAATTAAATACTAGAGTTAGAGGTAGACAATTAGCTGTAAAAATTGAATCCACAGCTTCCGGGGTGCAATGGCAATTAGGTACTCCTCGGATAGATATGCGGCCTGATGGGAGAAGATAATGGCCTATACTCACGATATAAATTTTGTTGCTCCCGCGCTTCCATATTCTCCTCAGTTATACGATCCCACTTATTTTGATAAATTTAATGATATGTTGAGAGTATATTTTAACCAGATTGATGAAGCCTTGAGAGATGGAAATCTCCAAAAAAATTCTGAATCTATGGCGTGGTTTTTGGGTTAATGGCTAATAATTATAAAAATGCAAAAGTAGATTTAACATCCACAGATATAACTGTGTTGTACACGGCACCATCATCTACAACTACTATCGTTAAATCTATTCTAGTATCTGAAGATTCCGGTAATGCGGATACTATAACACTTACCTTAACTGATTCAGCAAGCGCTGTATTCAGCCTATTTAAAGTCAAAGCTGTAAGTGCAAATGCTACCGTAGAATTATTAACTGGCCCTCTTGTAGTAGAAGAATCCGAAATACTTAAAATTACCGCTGCAACTGCAAACCGGCTTCATGTTACAGCAAGTCTATTAGAGATAAGTTAGAACTATGGAACTTGTAGACAGCAGTAAAGAAACACTCAATGAACAGGGTATTATCTTAGGGGCTGTACAGCAACTTCGAGAATATAATGAACATCCTATGGCTACGAGATTAGCTATGGTAGCAGCAGAAGGTACTATGAAGTCTGCTGAAACAAAGCAATTTGGTAACACTATGTTTTTAGCGCATAGAGGTACTGGGGATAATAGTAACAAGATGGCTGGTCATGTATTCAATATGGATGTGGATAATAATTTTGTAAACAATATACGACAGTATATATCGTATTTACAGACTCAAGGTATTACGCATTATACAGCCTTGTTTGAAGAAGAATATTTAACTGCTTTCCAATCTATACAAAATTTGATTAAGAATATTGATACCAAAATGGGTATAGGGCAAGACGAAGACGGTGATTACATGGCTTTCATAAAACCGGGTACGCAACCTTTACCGGAGGGCTTGTAAGTTGGGTTGGGGTTCATTTTTTAGCGCACCTTTTAAGGCTGTCAAGAAAGTTGTTTCATGGGTCGGTGATGCTGTAGCAGATGTAGTTGAATTTGTTGTAGAAGATATACTTGAACCTGTAGTCGAAGTTGTGGGCGGCATTGTACAGGGGATGATAGACGACCCACTTACTACCCTCGCTACTGCTGCCGCACTGGTCGCTGGGCAAGCATGGGCGATTCCTCTTATTCAGGGCGCAAGCACAGCTATACAAGGTGGTAGCATAAAAGATGTTGTTATTGCTATGGGCGCTTCCTATGCGGGCGCAAGGATTGGGGCTGCAGCCGGTAAATATGCGGGTGAGGCATTAGGTGAAGTAGCAGGAGAGGCGGGCGCAAGTATAGCGACCCAGCAAGTAGTAGCAAACATATCACAGCAAGCAGTACAACAGGCTACAGCAGGTGCTATCAGAGCTGTAGCAATGGGCGGCGATTTAGAAGATATAGGAAAAGCCGCTTTTTCAGGCGCATTAATGGGTGGTGTTACTGCTGGTGCATCAGAATTTGGTTCTTATATTGGAGAGAGTGTACTCCCTTCTGATGCTGTTACAGGTGTAGATGCAGAATCAGCTATGGGTTTCAATGTAGACCTAGATACATACAATACGTTTACAGAGACATCCAATGCTATAGGAAGTGAATTAACCGCGTTAGCCAGTGGGTGGGATAAATTACCGGATACAGTACAGGCTGTAATAAAAGACGGTGCTGCCGCTAGCATATCTTCTCTCATACAATATGGTGAAATAGACGAGCAACAAGTAGCTGGTGCTGTAGCTCGTGCAGTTATGACAGCAAACATTACGGCTGAGACACTCGATAAAATTCCGGGTGTAAGTAATGAAGCGGGAGCAGTAATTAGTAAGATTGCGGGAGATGTAGTAGCTTCCGCATATACAGATGCAGATCCGTATACAGTGTATCAAACAAGTCTAGGTGCATATGGATTAGGTGAACTGCATAAAGAAGTAGATAAACTACAATTATATATAAAATTAGACGATCTTACACGAGGGAATATTGGTCGGGCTATAGACGCTATTAGTGGTGCCGGTGCAGTCTTTAATGAGAAACTTGATGCCGTAAATTTGCAAACCAAATTAGCAGAAGACGCCCGTACAGCGTATAACAACAAAGTAGAAGAAGCGAAAGCAGCAATTGCAAAATATAAAAATGATGTAAATCATTATAACGATACTTTGAGGCATGGGGATAAGGGAACAGCGGATAAATTTAAAGCAGATAATATAGATTCTTTCACAACCGAAACATATCCAAAGTTACAAGAAGATATAGCTAATTTAAAAATAGGGTATGAGAGCGCTAACAGCGGAGTACAAACAGCTTCTGACGAATACATAATTGCTAGAGATGATCTTGTTAGCCAGCAGAAGTACCTGGAAAAAGAAGTTGTAGCCCCCGTACAAGAAGAATTTACTAAACAAGTAGTCACGGCTATTAAACCTGACTTCGATCCCGATTTTGTAGAGGTAACGTATCTTGGCCGTCCTTCTGAAAGACCTATGGGTTTTGATGAACGAGATGTTGCAGAAGGAGAGGAAGCGTATAGATACGCAGAGGCTGTTGAAGAAGGGTTTGAAGTCCCTGAAGGGTATGACAGAAACCCATATAATTTCTGGTTGGACACAGGGAGACGATTAGCCACCTCTCAAGAAGAGTATGACAAGAAAGTTGATCAGTTTATTATTCAGTCTACAGCACCAGATTTACTTGAACATATGTCCGATTACACTGGTCAGTACTCTGATCTTAGTGATTATGATGCTTTAAGAGAGCATGTTAAGGAAAAAATAGGTCCAGATCTAGTTAGATTACAAACTGATTGGGATGGTGTAGACGGAGAACAACTTGTAAAGGCGTATGCTCAAGAATGGCTTGATGCTCAAGCTCCTGTCATGTTACCTGCTTTAGACTTATACGATCCTGCTACAAGCATAGAGCCAGCAGAACTACCACCCAGACGTCGTTTAATCCCATTGGGTCCAAATACGACGCCTGCAGATGTTATTGAGGGTAGAGCAAAGTTTGTATTAAAACCCAATAAAGAAACAGGTGCGTTAGAAGGCAAATGGACTACGGAGGGAGAGGAGATATTCTTACCAGCAGTTAATGGCAAAGTAATAGTAGATACAAAAAAACTTAGCGAACCGTATCGAATACAAGAGCTTGCTGAAGATATAAGAGACGCATTTGGTATATCTGAGGCTGCGGCTGCAGATAAACTAGATGAGATTGAAATTGTCAAGCCCAACTGGACATATGAAAGTGAAGAAGGGTGGAAGCGAATGCAGCAATCCATGCCTAGCTCCACTTATGCAATAAAGTTTTATAGAGATATCGAACCCGCTGACAGGGAGTACTTACAGAAAGAGGGGTTTGTATATGATGAAAATACAAATATATGGGAAAGACCCCCAAGAAAAAGAGAACTGTTAGAAGAGGGTTACTTTTTTAATCCCAATAATAATTCATATGAAAAATGGGTTGGTGAGGTAGGACAGAAAACCTTGGAATCAATTCCTGCTGATTCTTTAGCTAAAGGTCGAGTACAGCTTCTAAATCCTGAAACCAAGGAACCTATAGAAGGGTATACAAACGGCGTACAAAATCCAGATGGATCTGTAACATTCGAGGGTAGAGAAGACGAAGAAGTTACCGATATCTATCGAGAGCGTATACCCTCCCGTATCTCTCACGTCCCAATACCCGAGCCAATAACTATAGATGAGATGTTTAGTCGTGCACCTATAATGACTATGGATACTCTTCAGAACCTAGAAATAGATGAAGCAGCGTATGAGCAATTAGGTTTCTGGTCAAAATTTATTTTAGATAGGGCTATAGATATAAAAGATACTACCGATTGGTTGGTAGAAAATGAAACAGAACTTAGAGAAGAATTTGGATTAGAAGTTGACGAAGGGGAATTAATTTCAGATCGGTGGAGGAAAAACATAAGTACGGTTATAGGTGCTTATTCTGAACAGGCAGAACAGTTGTCTGGATGGGTATCTCTCTTAGGAGAAGATGCGCGGAAGGGGGAATTTAATAAAGTAGCCAAAGCCGTTTCTCTCGCTATGGTGGCTATAAATCCTCCCGAATACAATGCAATAGTAGCCGAACTTGATGGTATTATAGGTGCTAAAGAAGGTTGGATGGATAAGGCTCAAGCTCTGGGAAGCGCCTTTCTTGACGAGAGATACAC